CGGTCACATCGATAGCAGCGAACGAAGAACCAACCAGGGCCAACAGGCCAGAACCCAAAACGATTTTTTTCATGAATGAAAATTTCCAGTAATACCCCAAAAGCGAGGCCTCAAGCACTGCACGCAATGCTTGAAAAACGCTTTTTTATGTGTAGTCGTTAACAGTGCCCAAGCGGTCAAGATCGACCAGGACAGCGCCGTCGTCAAAGTCGCAACAGTCTTGGAAAAGTTGCTGCGCTTGGTCAATGTCCTGGATGACGCCGCCGCCTGCATCGCGCAGTGACGACACCCAACACGGTTCCCCGCCATCCAGGTCAGGACAGAGAAAACGCCCCGTTGTGAGTGACTGAATAACGAGGCGCATGTTTAAGCCGCCGTGCGAGGCGCAGGTGCCCCAGCAATGGGCCTGATGCCCTTCAAGACGAGTTTTGTAGCGTTGTCTGCACCTGCCACTAGGTCAACGTCACAATCGCACTGGACACCCGAATCAGGCCAAGAGTTTTTGAGGTGTGCCCACTTTTCAAACTCGGCAGCGTCCCCGAACTTGAACGGACGCGAGACAGCACCCAGGCTGCGGCCTGCTCCGTTTTCGGCCACATCAACAATGAGGTGGAAAGTGGTGGACGAAAAGGCCTTGCCTTCGAATTCGCCCTTCGATTCCTTGATGCCGGTGCATCGCAGTTGCATTTTCATGATGGTTTCCTATGGCCCAGGTGTTGACGGTTAAACAGGGGAAGGGCACAAGCCCCCTACCGCGGAAAAGGAGAAGGCAGCAGCAAACGCCGCTTTAATTTCAGCCGCCGAGAACTTGCGCATACGACCCGGCAGAAGCTTGTTTTCGGTCACTTCAAAGAGTTGCGACTCCGTGGCGTGTTGGACGAGCATGGACAGAGAAGGCCCTGCGGTATTCCGTGCCCAACGCAGAGCGCGGGTTACTTCGGCCTGGACGGTTTCTAGAGCGAGTCGCGGAGTTGTGCGGACTGGCTCAGGAGCAGCGGCGCATTCAGCTTTAAGCAATGCTCCCTGATGCCAGTCAGAGGCGCCAGCGAAAAAATCAGCAGGACGCCGGAGCATTTCACTCGATAGAACTCGCAGCTTGTTTCCATACCGCAATTCAATTCGAACCCAAGGCGAGGCAGCAGCGAAGCCGAAAAGTTGATGGCCTTTTTCATATGCGTTAGTCTGCTTTCCAGCTTCTTTCGAACCAAAGTAAAAGGAGCGCCCATCCTGCGAGTCAGCCGACCAATCCCCCACCATGTTGCACTTGAGCCGACGACCGCCAACGTTAGTCAGGCCCTGGTCGAATTCGGCCTTAATCTGATCCATACCGCCAGGGAAGCCATCGAAGAAATCAAGCGCCAAGTCAACGCGGGTCACTTTGGCATCATTGCGATCAATGAGCGCCGCTATACGGTCATTCCAACCAGGAGCAGCAAAGGTGCAGGCAGACCCGTAGATGTTCGCGTGAATCGTTTTTGACTGTGACTGCCTGGGACTGTCACCCGACGCCAAGAAGCCGACCCAGCCCACCTCGGCAGAGTTGCGGACGATAGACCACCGGAAGCGATAAAAGTCGTGACCCTTGCGCAATTCGCTTTGCACCGTGAACCCATCACCCAGGGCCGAACAAACTTCATTTGCCAGGTCAAGCGCCTGGGCGCTTGGTACGAAATCACAATCGGGAACTTCCCGCAGAATTTTCTGCAATTCCGCTTTGCGGTAGTCGTCATCCCATACGCTAGTCGCCAGGGGGAAAAGGGCGTCGACGCTTGGAGCCTGGACGTTACGCAAAAGGCAGGTGAAACGAACCCAATCCACATGCACAGGTGACTTGGTGGCGGTACGTTCTGCCAGGAGGCGGAGCTTAACTTCCGAGCCATCCAGAACCAGATTGTTGGTCTTGGTCACTTTTGTACGCTCCGGAGGTTATCCCCGTGATTACCATGGGGGATGCTTTGTTTTGCGCCAGCGTCGCCGCTGCGCGCTACGCTTGCCGCTGCGCCAACGCTGCGCCGCATGGAACGACGGTCAGCCATGAAAGGCCATTTGCGACGTACAGCGGCAGAACTCAAAATGATGGAGATGGACTGAAAGCCCGAATTTGCATTAGTCAAAACGACACCACCTGACCGCGCTCGTTTTCAATCCGAATGTCCTGGTGATCTGTATTAACGAGCATCCAGTACTTAAACTTCTCAGCCCGTGGCAGATCGATGAATTGCTTTTCGAAACGACAGACACGCCCATGAAGTACGACAAAAGCGCGAACAAAGAAGCGCGGCTCAAAACCCGTCAGTGGTGCCCCACCAGCCGCCACAGCGACGCCAGAACCGTCAAGCAATGCGCCGCCGCTTTTGTTGGCAACTGGTGGGACAGAATCAGAAATGCCGAACTCAGCGTTTACGCGAGCAATAGCAGCGGCCTGGAACGCCTTGTATTCGGCGTTGGTCATTCGGTTGACCTGGGCTTGTGAAAGGGAGGACATTGACGGTTCCTTTTAGGTTACATTCGCCCCATAAAGACAGGGGGTTTGTGTCACCTAATTGGTGACGTGTGAAATGTAACCTACAAGGTGACAGCAATGCAAGCACATTTTTTAATCGAACTGATCGACAAAGCCAGCCAAGCCGCAGGAAACGACAACAGACTTGCGCAAAAACTGGAGGTAAACCGCCAAACCGTCAGCGCATGGAGACACGGAAAAAAGCCGTGCCCCGCTGGTGATGTGGCCCTGATGGCCGACCTAATCGGCATGGATGCAGAGGCATGGCTTGCCCGTGCCACAGTGGCGCAGTACGCGGGAACGGCAAAGGGTGAAAGGCTTGCCCGAGTGTTGGGAAAAGCTCTTCTAGTGACTGGCGCGGTGATCGGTTCCGCTGGAGCACACGCAGCCGTGACCCTTAGCTACTTCATACGATGTATAAAGTTGTTAAGTAAAAGCAAGCCCTCAGCACCTGCATTTTAAGGCACATCAGGCGGCAGGGTTTAGGCTTCGCCACATGGCGCGAGCGCCATCAGAACCGTATCTGCGACAGTGAGGTAATTTGTCTATCAGTAGAAGGCGCGGAGACTTTGAAGCTAAAAGCGATAGCATCAAGCTCGGAAGCATCAAGAACAGACACAGGCCTATCATCCAGAATCACGGCCTTGGGTGTGTCATTCGCTCCAACGTTAGCAAGGCAAACATCCTGGGGTACTTCCACTTTTGCGCCGGTCGGGTCAAAGCACCCGCAGCGATTGCGCACCGCGATACAGCCGAAATTCTGGGGAAGCTCTGCCACCAGGGGAGCAAGCGGCGCAGACGCGGCCAGGGACGGCACGGAAGCAGCCGCAGGGAGCGAGTTGCCAACTACCCCAGGGGTAACAGGCCCAGAAGCAACAGCAACGCCCTTGCCAGTAGAAACGCCAACGATCGTGCTATAGGCCTGAGGCGCAACAGCGAGGCCACCCGCCAGGGCGAGAAGTGGCACCACGACCCATAGAGGGATTTTCTGTTTCTGCTTGGTGTGTAGCTCGCTGGACTTGTAGAGCTTAAAAGCGCTTGGCGGGTAACTGAAATAGCTCGAAGCCGTGCTTGCTTTAGTGGACAGATTTGCGCTGCAACCGTCCCAATCGTAGATGATGGCTCGCTGCATACCAAACAACCGCCGCACATGCTGATGCCTACCGACGAGCCGACGAACGTTTTGATCGATGAGCATTGGGTTTTGCGTAATCAGGACAAAATCGACGCCCTTGTGACGGTGCGTTTCGAGCGCCTTGATCATGTTGGGTGGCTTAGTGCCCATTCCACGAGGGCGCCAATACCGCTGCACTTCGTCAACGACCACAACATCACCAGGTCGAACCCAATCGAACCAGTTTGCAAGCGAATCACCTTCACCGACCAAGTTTCCCGCTGCATCCTCTTTGAGAGGCGCCATCGTTTCGTGAGGGATTAACAAATCCGGAATGCCATCGATGCAAACGCGCCTGGTAACTTCGGTGCCATCGTCCAACTTGATTTTCTGCGCCGCGAGTTGCTGCACCAAGGTGGAAACAGCGTATAGCGTTTTGCCCGATCCAGGAACGCCAGTAATAAGGTAGATCATGTCGCCCCCGTTACCCACTTAGTAGCAGAAACAGCGGCCCACATACCAACCCGAGCAATCATGGCACCACAGATGATGCCAATGGCCTGGGGTATTCCAGCAAGGCCAGCCAGAGCCAGGACAGCAGAAGGCATACCGGCATAGTTAGAAACACCAATGTCGATAAGGCCCTGGAGTGAAGCAGAAACGCCCGTAAACGTGATTGTGCCAATGCCCAACGCAGTCAGAACCCTCAAGGCCATAGGGCCAACAAGGGACATTATCAAAGTAGCCCAGGTCATGTTTACACCTTGAAGGAATCAGCGAGGATGTAAGCCGCCAGAACGCCAGCCATAGCCAGGAACAGCGCTCGAAGGATAAACATTTGATCGCACAACGGCTGATAGCTGACGCCATAGCTTTGACCGATAACGCTGAACGTCAAGGGACTAGGACACGCGCCGCCTGATGAGAATGAAACCGTAGAAACCGCAACCGCTTGAGTTGTCTTTTTCATCGTGTCGGGCGTAGGAGCCGTGCCCAAATCAGCACAGCCAGCAGAGCTAGGGTTAGTCTCGCACTGTGATTTTGTAGGTGCGGCCTCAGGTGTAGCCGTTTCAGTGCTAGTACTGGTAATGACGTTAGAGGTGTTGTAATTGTTTGTGACGGTAGTCGCACCCGTAGTGACGTTGTTTGTGTTGTATGTGTGGCCGTAGGTGGTAGTAGACACAGCCTTAGTTCCGTCAGCATTGACGGTTGTTTTAACCGGGCCAGGTGAAGTTGCAGGGCCGGTAATGGTGACAGTATCAGGGGCCACTTGAGTATCAGCAAACGGAGCAGCTTGAGCTATAGCTTTAGAGAGATTTGAAGTCGAAGGCCAGCCGGATTTAGCAGCAACTGCATCGAGAAATGCCTGTTCAGTGGAAGGCGTGGAGGTATCAGTAACACCAGTGATAGGGTAATTGCTCAGAAAAGTATTAGGCCACCCCCCGTTAGAGCAGGTGCCGTAAATGTTGCACTGTGAACCCGTATTAACGACGCTTGTAATGATGAAATACAAACCACCGTAGTTGCCGAAACAACCAGAGGTTGTCGATGGTACTTTGGCGGGGGGAATACCACCGCAACCACCGGCAGTGATTGGGGGTTTTTGAACCTCAAACGTGCCCGTGGTGTTGACGAACTCGAAACCCAATTCCTTTGCCAGGTCGTAAATAGCAACACCCGCGTAAAGCAAAGGAACGGCTTTGGCGCTTTTTATGAGCAGAGGGCCGTACTTGGCCGCGGCCGTTTTGCCTACCGCCGTAACTGTGTACTTACCGCCCACCGGATTAGAGAGTTGCGCTGTGCGAGTGGCAGAAACAGATGCAGAACCATCGGTAGCAAGT